AGAGTTTGTTGTCGAAGGCAACGAGTTCGACAAGTATCATCAACAGTGGCTTAAGAAGTTAGAGGAATACTACACTAAGTACATCTAGTAAAAGGCTACATTGATTTAAAATCAATGATAAATAAGTATAATCAAAGGAAAAGATTAGACTTATGAGCATTATACAAATCTCTAAAATTCAACAAAGGGCTGGTAACTTAGTTGACTTACCACAATTAGACGAAGCAGAAATCGGTTTTGCCAGTGATGCGAAACGAGTCTTTATCGGAAAAACAACTAGTGGATTAGAAAACATTGAAGTATTGACTTCATACTCTGATATCACATTTAGCCAAATCGATGGCGCAGTTGGAAATTTAAATATATCAAACACTACTGTTGCTAATGGACAAGTATTAGCATATGATGGTAGTAACTGGGTCAACAAAGGTGGAGACGCCGGTGGATTAGTTGACTTAGGTGAGATCAGTAATGTTCAAATAGACGGTGGTTCAGTTGGTTATACAATTGAAACAGATGGTCTAGGTAATCTATCTTGGACACCTAAAGGAACAATTACAGCATACATCGAAGATGTATCACAAGCAAACCCAGGCGTTGTCACTTCATCATCAGAAAACTTTTTAACATCAGGACAAGAAGTTACAATCACTGGTGCAGTTGGTATGACTCAATTAAACGGTGGCACATATTATGCTAACGTTTTAACTGCAAATACCTTCTCATTATATTCTGATACAGCATTATCGACTCCAGTCGATACTTCTGCATTTACTGATTATGCATTTTCGTCTGTAACAGACTTAGCACAATCAACAAACCAAGTAACTCTTGGTGATTCACAAGTCTTTTCATTAAACGATCCTATTAGATTTACAGGTACACTATCTAATGGTAGTTCATCATCGACTACACTAAACACTAATGATACGTATTATGTTAAAACAATACCAAGTTCAGCGGCACCAGGTACTATAACAGTATCAGATGAATTACTTGCAAACGGTGTTGCAGGAAACACAGTAGCATTAAACAATGTCACAGGTATAACAACAGCAAATGTATATGGTGTAGGTGGTAGAGCAGTTGCATCAGTAGGTGGCGGATCAGGTGGATCAGCGGCTCAAGGTAGTAACACAAGCATTCAGTATAACAACTCAGGTGTTATTGATGGCGACGGAGATTTTGTTTGGGACTTTAGTTCAAACAAAACTCTAACAGTTAATGGGAACGCAAATGTTGGTAACTTAAATGCAACAGCATCAGTTACATCATCCAGACTAATTTCAAATATAGCAACAGGCACAACACCTATTGTTGTAGATTCTACAACACGTGTAGCAAATTTAAATGTTGATTATGCTAATGTAGCAGACAACAGTGTAGTGGGAAATCTTACTACAGGAAACTATTTCCCTGCTTTAGTAGGTACATCAAGTACAGGTAACAAAGCATTAAATGTAAGTGGTGCTTATACTTTTGATACTGCTAATGCAAAATTTGTGTCAGGTAATGTTGAAGCAACTTACGATGTAGCCGCATCAACATTCACAGGTACTTTAGCAACAGCCGCACAACCAAACGTAACAAGTCTTGGTACACTTACAAGTTTAGAAGTATCAGGAGACATTACTCCAGATGCTAACGTTGCATATGATTTAGGTAACAACACAAACAGATTCAGAGATTTATATCTTTCAGGATCGTCTATCACATTAGGCTTCCAAGATATAACATCAAACGCAACTCACACAACATTTACTAACAAAGTAGCCGCAGATCAATTCATAGGTAACGTTGTAGGTATCTTGTCAGGAGATGCAGGTAACATTTCAAATGTACAAGGCGCAAATGTTGCAGGTCAAGTTAACTTTGCCGCTACTGCTAACACAGTTGCTGGCGCAAATGTATCGGGTACTGTAGCATTAGCATCAGTAGCCAGTACTGTTTCAGGAGCCGCACAAGCAAATATTACTAGTCTTGGTACACTATCATCGTTAACTGTATCTGGAAATGCTGGAGCAGGAAATGTCAATGCAACAGGTGGTGTGTTTACATATGTATCAGGCGATGGCGCAAACTTAACATCAGTTCCCGGACAACAAATTACAGGTGAAGTTGATTTTGCACAAGTAGCAAATTCAGTAGCAGGTGCAAATGTATCGGGTCAATCAGCAAATGCATTAGTTGCAGGTACAGTATATACTGCGGCGCAACCAAACATTACAAGCACAGGCACTTTAACATCATTGACCGTATCTGGATTAGTAGATGCAGGATCAGTACAAACACCTACTCTTACAACTGGTGCAAACACAACAGCAGGTTCAATTACAGGTAACTGGACACTAACAACAGGATCCAGACTAGAATCAACATATGCTGACTTGGCTGAGTATTATGACAGTGAAGAAGCCTATGAAGCAGGTACTGTAGTATGCTTTGGTGGCAGTAAAGAAATTCATGTCTCTAGTGAGAAAGGTAGCAGACGAGTAGCAGGGGTAGTATCAACTAATCCAGCATACATTATGAATTCAAATACACAGGGTATACCACTTGCTATAGCATTGCAAGGTCGAGTACCATGTAAAGTTACAGGCACATGTCAGAAAGGTGATATCATGGTAAGTGATGGTCTAGGTGGTGCAACTGCTTGGTATCATGTTGCTACTATTATGCATCCTGGAATGACAATAGGTAAGGCTATCGAAGATAAAGACGATAGAGAAATGACTGTAATTGAAGTAGCAGTCGGTCGTCTATAAACCACAAAAATTTCATCTAATCATAAATACATATGATTGTTCTCGTTTATCGAAAACTCTTTAAACAATCTCATGCGGTGCTTATTCCCACCGAACGTGTGACCTAGAACGTCAACTATATATTAGGAGAAATAACATGGCGAATAAATTAAAAATAGCAAAGGTCGCAGCCTTACCGGTACTATCCGATACGACTGCAACTACAAACGTGATTACAGTAGATTCTACTACTGGAATGACACAAGGTGACAGATTTGTACCTGCTTCAACAGTAGGTGGATTAACTGGCGGAACAACTTATTTTGTAAATGAAGTGCTTTCAGCAACTACTTTTACTGCATTAAATACTTCCCCTTCAGTACAACCTCAAGTCTCACCAACATTAACAACTACAACTGGCGGAAGTGTTAAACTCAGTGTTAACCAAGTTGATACTGGATATCCAGCAGACACACCACAAGATATGGGTGTAGTCGGTGGAGACACAGGACAGGAAGGCAAACAGTTAACTGCATTTGGTGCAATTGCTACAGCACAACCTGGCAAGTTCTGGTTCGATAGTTCTACAACTGACGTATACGGTGACAAAGATGCAGACTTTACTACTAACATAGTAGTAGGTGAGCAACTTTCATTCACAGGCGACAACATACCATTTACAGTAGGTGCTTTAGTTACTGGCGTTACTTATGTAATCGACAATACACTTGGTACATCTGCGGCACAATGGATCTCAATGGGAGCAACAGGTGCTAACTTAGGTGAAGTATTCGTAGCAACTGGCGCAGGTGCAGGTACTGGTACAGTATCATATGCATCAAACGGTGCTAACGTACCATTAGGTACAGTCTCTGCATTAGCAGTAGTATCAACACCAACAGCAAGTTCAGATGCAACAACTGACTTAATCACAGTAACTGCAACAGGTGCATTTGATTTAGATGCTCCAATTTACTTTGGTGCAGACATCGGTGGACTAACAGCAGGTACTACTTACTTTGTTAAAACAATTGATAGTGGAACAACTTTTAGTGTTTCAGCAACATTAGGTGGACCAGCATTACAATTGACAACAACAACTGTTGTATCAACTGCAAACATTGAAAAATTAGACTTAAGTGCTTCAGCAACATTTACAAAGAGTGAAATTTCAGTACTTGGTTCTGAAGACGAAGCAGTTTACATCAAACGTCAAAAAGGCAAAAGAAAGTACTTAGTAAGCAATGCGGCAGGAACCAAAACAGGTATCTGCACAATGGTCAAAAAAGCACAAGCAGATTTACTTGCAGGTGAAATGAGCATTGAAGGTACATATGACAATGCGGCAACTACTTTTATTGAATCTGTATCTGATGTTAATGGTTTAGCATTCACTAACGATAGTGGATCAGACTATACTCAGGATGATCAGTCTGGAATGCAGGCAACGTTTGAAACAATCGTTGGTAGCCCACTAGCCGGTTCAACAAAACCAGTTATCACACTTCCTTCAGCATAATAGAGTAGGTGATTTAAATGGCACAAAGTAACGCACAAAAGCAATTGCAACAGTACGATACTGACATTGCTGTACTTAAAGTTGAGTTTAAAAACCTTGATCAAAAGTTCGATACTGCCCTCGAAGATGTTAAAGCAGATATTAAAACTAATTCTGAATTAATAAAAGAAGGCAATGCGTCAACTCATAAGATGCTGAATGATTTTAACAAGTCTAATCAGGAATCACATGATTTGATGGCTGTTAAGATCACAGCATTAGAACGTTGGAGATGGATGCTTATGGGTGCAGGTTTAGTATTAGGTTCAGTAGGATATTCATTAATAGAATTTTGGATGTCACACTAAATTCATTTAGATTAAGAAGGGGTGCTAGTCACCCTTTCTTTTTGGGTCAAATCCAGGGCATAACCTCAGACTGCACAGATCCAACGACATCATCGAATAAATCATAGGTAATATCTTCATTAGTAAACTCACTCAAGGCGCTTAAAACGTCTCTACGGCGGTCTAATATAGCATCTAACTCTATTTCGCAGTAGTTTAGATCATGTGCTGAGTTCTCATCCAATAGAGTAGACAAGATTCCATTATATGGGTAATAAACACCGACATGTTCCAAACTTTTGGACACATGATGTTTCCATTCTTCAGGGGTAACATCTGATCTATCGTTGATTTCTATTCTGCCCAGCCAATGTTGAGTCCAGTCTTCAAAGTCTTCATCGTTATAATTAAGCCATCTTTTCGTCATAACAAATGGGAAGCCTTCAAAGCCATACGTAACAAAAACAATTTTATCAGTGATGTGAACTGCAGGTGATGAAGCATAAGTTGCATTGACACCGTTTGCATTTAAGATGTCTACTATGATTTCTCCCAATGCTCCGTCAACAGCAATGACAGTAATCATAAATTTTTAAGACTTGCTAATTTTTCTACGACATTATCAATGTTGATTGTAGAGAACAATCCGGGGTGTAAGGGTTTAGGATACTTGTCATCTCCTACCCAAGCATATCCGCAATGTTCGTCATTAAGAATTGGGGGAAATTCTTCTTCTACTTCACAGAAGAATGTATGATATGCAAATGTATTATTAACAAACTTTTGTATTGGTACCAATTTAAAATCATCGTCCCAATATGCAATTTCTTCTTGGCATTCTCTTTTTAGTCCGGCTAGTAATGTTTCATTCTTTTCTATCTTACCACCTGGAATAGACCATGTAGGATTTTTACTTTCATTTCTTAATAGATAAAGAGAACGTCTAGTAGATTTACTATAAAAGAATATACCAGCAGATTGATTAATAATGATCGCCATACAGTTATTTAGTGAGTGACTGGGTAGCCCTTAAATAACTATACTGTAATCACCTTCGTTGTAATAACCCTCATAAGACTTCATCCATTGAGCAGGAAGACCGGGCTGAACTGAATCAGCAGGGGTAGCCGCCCATCGATATTGAATCTCTGTAGTTAAGTTAGTAACATACTCAAGACCATCTGGATAAACACTTGAATCGAATGCAATGAACCAAGTCATAATATCTGCATTGAATTGTAGAATATCATTTGCTTGGGCTTCTACTACAGTGAATACTGTACCAGTGCCTTCTGGTTGTACATTGTTCATTGTAAACTGAGTACCAATTGTGTTTGCAGGTGCTCCGTAGTTTCTGAAATCTGTTGTGCCAATAGTAGCAATTTGATACTTTACTCCGGGTATTAATGTAGTTGCTTGTTGTGTTTCAGGTGCTGTTGATTGACCTGTCTGACTGCCTATGATTGTTCCCCAAGATGAAGTATCAGAACCAATATCACTAACTAATAAGTATCTGACATTAGGAACAGGTCCCGGTAAGCCTGAGTTAGGTCCTGATATTTGAGGATTAATAACTGATGTCACTGGATCTAATGTGTTCTGTGGTAATGTATCTTCATCAACATTAAAGATTAGATAACGATCATCAAGTGGATCAACAACTATAGTACCTACAATCTCTGTATCCATATACGGATTTTCTAGCCATATCTGAGAGATACCTGCACGATAAGCACCGTACATATTTAAGATTGATGTCCAATATAAATCAGTATCTGGATTGACTGGTTTAGTTAAATCAAAGTTTGATGGATTATCTACTTCATTCTGAGGTAACAGTTGTAATGAGTTACCAATAAACAATACTTGATATCCATATGGAGATATCTTTTGTCTTGTACCTAATAACAAATCATCGTCTTGCATATCTTCTTGTGTTTTACCATCAAAGATTGAAGTAATGATTTTGTTAATAACACCATACTTTTTGAGTTTAGATGATGTTGTCAACCACATGGGTAAGTAAAACTTCCATGACATAATATCAATTGGATTACCTGTACCTTGTGGTATAGAACGTGATGAAAATGTTAGTCCATCCTGATAGACAACTGTTAACGATGTCCAGTCTATAAAGTTATCAGTGTTTTGAATTTCTAATGACGGATTGAATAGTGTTCCTAATTGTTCAATCAATTCTAATTTTTGTTGATAGTTAGTTGTCCAAAAGTCTACTTGTAATCTAAGTGTATATGGAACTGGCATTAACTTTTCAACTGTAAATGCTTGACCTTGTGTCTCACCATATTGTGCTGTAGACTGATCGTATTCTCTCTGACGTACATTCTGCTTCTCTACAAAGTAAGGCTCTTGTGTTCGTCTTTGATCATATTCTAGCCCGCTGATGTAGTAAGTTATTAAAGGCGCAGAGGGAAGATTAGAAGCAGAGTTGTTAGCAATAATAGTTGATGCTTGTCTACTTGAATCACCGTATTGAATTGGCACTCTAACTAAAATAGGATTACCGTTTGGATCATTGCCTTGTGTCACGTACCAATTACTAAAAATCTTAGCAAACTGTAATAAAAATCTTCTTATCTGGTTGTCGTAAAAATATTGTGCCATTATGTTCCATCACTTGGTGGGTTGTCATCTGGTTCTAAATCTAATATAGAACTTAATCCTTGTGCAGACGAAATGTTTGCACCGTCATTGTTGTTATATATATTCGCATCGTTATTTATGAAGCCTGAAAGTTGCGAAGTATCTGATGCAGTATAACCAGTTGTTGTTCTTACATCTTCACTCACTCTTAACCAAAGAGTTCCTGACCAACGATATAACACGTTAGGTGTGTAATCTATTCTTAAGAAATAATCTCCTACTTGAGGACTTGATGGGAATGAAATTCCTGCACCTGCGGGTAAACCATTTGGTGGAGTACCATCGCCAGACAAGTAACCTGAAGTGTAACCAAAGTCACGTGGAGTATATCTTGCTATGAATTGAAAACGAGGATCACAGTCAGCACGATAGTCCATTGTATTCGGACCATAAGGTTCCGTACCTGTGAACCCTGCCGCTGTAGGATCTTGGTCTGCTGTTGCATAAGTGTTATCAGCAGTACCATATGGACCCGTAACAGGTCCTGAAATATTAACTGTAAGAAGTTTTGTTCCTTCTAATTGTCCTGAGCCTGTTGAAGACATCTCTGGTGCTTCAACTGCAATTGATAAGTTTGCTTGTACAAACTTTTCTATCATTGCTTCTAAGTCTATACCCTGCTCTCCGTGTTTGGCTTGCATTACATCAATAACTTCTTTAGGTATTCTGATACCTGATGACTCGTATTTGTATTTGTCACTTTTCATTGTGATGACTTCACCAGTAGCACTTAACGGACTATTGCCAGGCATCCATGATCTAACATCGACAGGTGGAGCGGGTTGATTTTCTTTGTTTGAAAATACATTGTTTGCTTCATAGATACCATATCCGGGCACAACATATAAGTTTGATGTATCGTAACCTGCTTTGGGTACAATACGTGCCGCTTCTTTTAAGTTAGCATCATTGATTCTAATATTTTCGTTGTAACGACCTAAGACATCTTTTAGTGTCTGACCTGTATCTAGTTCCCAATAAGGATCTGGATCAGTTGAACCGGGTTTAGTTCCTGCGGGTACTTCTTGTAATGCAATATAGTTTTTGTCACCAAATGTCATTGTATACCCTGCAGGGTATGTTTTGTTTTTATCCCAGTCTCCCAAGTAGTTGTCCATGTCAACTGGATTACGTAAGATATCCTGAAACTCTTGGCTATCTACTAGTTTCTCACATTTGATTCTCCATAGATGAGGGAACCAAGTTTGTGAAAACCCTTCACTACCATAGTTAGCATCTGTAACTTGATAAAATCTCTTAAGTGCAGTTGGAAATAATGTTGCATCATCATTTAAAGGATTGTAGTCTAGTAAGTGAGGTAACTCAATAACATCACCGACCATAAGTTTTCTACCCATGATATCGATCATGTCATTATAATGAACATTAATGAAAATAGTATCATTACTTAAGAATAAGCCGAACTGACTAAGATCAAAGTCTAAGTTTTGTACAGAGTAATGACCACGTAATCGATAAATATCCTTTTCATATTTTCTGTCTCTGTTCTCTAAGAACAGCAAATCTTGTATGTTTGTAGGATCCATCTGACTATACTGAGGCTGTGTAAAATCAGCAGAAGGACCTTGATCCAACGGCCCAGCATATTTGTGAATGTATAAATCAGTACCACCCACAGTCAATTGCTCAGATATATTTCTGTCTAAGAAACGATAGTCGTTTTGTTTCTGTTCCCGGTATAAACTTAGTCTTGGCATATATATATTTATCTAATCTTAAGTTCTGCGAGAATTTGGGTAAATAGAAGGTTGAAGTTAAAAATTATTTAATGTATAATGCTCACACTAAGTATGAACAATAAAAGTTATAAGGGGTCAAATGGCTAGACGGAAAGTAAAAACAGTTTATCTCACACCTGAACCTAAATGGGAACAGTACAAAGGTATCACTGACGGGCCAGGACAGGAAAAGGCATTCCAAGATGCTCAGTACTTTATCCGAACTGAGATTGGGGACAAGAAAAGATTGATGCGTTGCAAAACGTGGATCAAAAAAGAAGCGGGTTACACTGATGAAGAAATAGAAATTATTTTAAGAAACCCTGATTGGAACTTTAATGGAACATCTACTTCAGTTTGGTTCTTGGATAAAGTGGGTTATATGCCTCAACCTCATATTGATCATATTGCAAAACTCAAAGAAGAATGGCTAGAAAAGGGCGAGAAGATTGCTCAAGTCAAAGAAGAAAAAGCAAAAGACAAACCCAATCGTCCTTCTATACAAGATATCATGCTAGGTAAATTATTAGAAGCAGGTGGAGAGATTGATGGTGTTATGGATCAGTTCTTTGAAGATGAAATAAAAATTGATGCTAAATTTAATACTAACATCATGCGTATTCTCAATTCATACAATCCTTTACCCAATCATATCCCTCAACTAGTTGAGTTTTACACAAAAGAACAAAAAGAATTTAAAGAAGTTATTGAAGGTAAAGACGAACAGTTAGTTGAAGCATACAGTCATTTTTCTAAAAGAAAAATCAAAGGTATTATTGCTGGATATGATACAATGATCGGTGTGTTAAATTCATATCAGGCTCTTAAGATTAAAAATAGAGCAAGACGTAAGACTAAGCCTATCACTCCTGAGAAAGCAACACAGAAGTTGAAGTATCAAAAGGCTTTTGAGTGTGATACAACTAAACTTAAATTAGAAAGCATTAGACCAGCAGAATTACACCTATCTAAAGAAGCATGGTGCTATGATACTGCTAAAAGAAAACTTCATCACTATATTGCAGATGATATGAGTGGGGAAATGTTTGTTAAGGGTAATACATTGTATGGATTTGACAAGTCTAAGAGTGCAATTAAAACATTACGTAAACCCAAAGAACAAATAAAAGAAATTATGGGCAGTAAGCCCGCGGCACGCAAATTCTTTGATGACATCAAAGCAGTAGGTGTTCAACCAAAAGGTCGTTTCAACGATCAAATGATTATTCTTAAGGCATTTTAATACATGGCAAATTATATGTTGATTGCGGGGTGTTCTCACGCCGCAGGGTCGGAGATTGATGGTAACCTATCAAGTCCAGAAAATAGAAAAGCAAGTTTTGGCAATCAATTAGCAAAACTAATAGATCACAAACCGATTAACATTGCGAGAAATGGTTCGTCTAACGGCGCAATACATCGTAGTGTACTAAATTGGTTTACACTTAACCAAGATTTAGTGTCTAACAAAAACAACAACCTTTTTGTTTTAGTTAACTGGGCAGAAAGTTGTAGAATAGAAGCACCCGTACCACACAAAGTAGGAATTAACCAAGATACATGTGCTGATTGGGCTGATCCAACATTTTTAGATTCAGTGCAAGTAAATGCAATGACTGATCCACATCATGTTGCACCACAAGAAAAAGAACAGTTCTTAACAGCACAAAGATTTTTAGTGTATTCAGAGATTTATACTGAATGCATGACTGCTAAAGATGCCTTATCATTGCAATACTTTTTTAAAGCAGAAAATATCAGATATTTAATGACTAATTCTGGTATTGCTTTTAACGATAGAAATATGAAATGGTTAAAACCTTATCTAGCAAAGATAGATGCAAAAAGATATTACATGTATAGAAACAATGATCATGGATTTTACGAAAAGTACAAACAAGCAGGAATGATTAATCCAAATGCTAAGTACGGACATCATGGTGCAGATGCACATATGTCTAGGGCACAAGATTTAGCCAATTATATAAAACAGAAAAACATTTAGTCTGATAAATACTAGAAACAGGAATTTATTAGTATGGCATCAGAAGAACTAGCAGTCCCAAATAACGAGAACCTCGAGCAACTTAAAGAGAATTTGTTCGATCAGGTCCGTTATAGGCTAGGTGACGGAATCATTGATTTGGAATTAGATCCAGAACATTACGAAGCCGCATATAACCTCGCAATCAAAGTATATAGACAACGTGCAGAAAATTCAGTACAAGAAACTTATACTTTATTAACGGTAGAAAGGAACACAGATACTTATACACTACCAACAGAGTTCATTAATGTCAGACAATGTTTCAGACGCACAATCGGACTTGAAACAGGCCCAGGTGCATCATCATTTGATCCATTCTCATCTGCTATCTTAAACACTTACTTGTTAAACTATAACTATGCAGGTGGTCTAGCAACATATGACTTCTATGCAGGGTACGTAGAACTAGCCGCTAGAATGTTTGGTGGTTTTGTTATCTACACATTTGATCCAGTAACTAAAACAATTAGATTTGTAAGAGACTTCAAAGGATCAGGTGAACAGATTCTTATTTGGGCTGACATTTTACGTCCAGAAACAACTCTCTTACAAGATCCGGGCATTGCTCCTTGGATAGAAAATTATACATTAGCAACATGTATGATCACTCTTGGTCAAGCACGTGAGAAATTCTCAACTATTGCTGGTCGGTCTGGTGGTACTGCTCTTAATGGTGCGGCTATGAAAGCAGAAGGAGCCGCGGCACAAGAAGCATGTCTCAAAGACTTAAGAGACTACGTTGACTACTCACAACCTCTTACATGGATTCAGGGCTAATTACCCAAAAACACTTGACATTCTTTCTCATATAGTTTATACTAGTGACTACTTGACTAGAGGACTATTCCATATGATTATAGGCATTACAGGGCTTATAGGCAGCGGTAAAGATACTGCGGCTGATTATTTAATTCGATTTCACGGCTTTAGGAAACTAAGTTATGCGGGTCCTTTAAAGGACTGTGTATCTGCTATCTTTGGCTGGGACAGAGAAATGCTAGAAGGTACAACTCAATCTAGTAGAGAGTGGCGAGAAGAAGTTGACGAGTGGTGGGCAAAACGATTGAACATGCCTCATCTAACTCCTCGTTGGGTCTTACAGTATTGGGGAACTGAAGTAGGTAGACGTTCATTTCATAATGATATCTGGGTATCAGCAGTTGAAAATCAATTGCGTAAGATACAAGATGATGTGGTTATTACTGATTGTAGATTTGAAAATGAAGTTGATGCAATTAAAAATGCAGGTGGTACAACTTTAAGAGTTTGCAGAGGTGATGATCCTAAATGGATAGAACATGCAATGGATTATAATAGAACTAAGAATCCACAAGCAATAGCAAATTTAGTAGATTGCGGTGTTCATGCAAGTGAATACAGTAGTGTTGGATTAGAGTATGATTTTATTGTAGACAATAATAATACAATCGATGAATTGCATAAGCATATGGAAATCATTGTTAGTAGTCGACGGTTAAATCGCCCCTAACCCAAACAATTTCTTTTTTCTTTACGACCTCAATACAATTCAGACAAATCGTTCTTAGATTTTGAAAGTCTACGTTTTGAGGTCGTCCATCTATATGATACACAACCATTTGTGTAGGATATAAACTTTTAAATCCACACAAAAAACATACCTTATCTTTTTCATATCCTGCTCGTTGCCATAGATATATAGGCTTTCTTGTCTTGTTTGTCTTGCCGCATTGATTGCACATACTTCTATAATGTCGTTTGCCATTCTTAATATAGTTCACGGCACACACTTTTCTGTTGCAAATTTTACAAATTGGTCTAGGTAAACTCATAACTATATTTATAAAAATACCTTCGAAGGTATCTTAATCCAGCATTTTTTGTAATACATGATAAATAATACTATGAAAAAACAATCAGGGTGTAACCCTCAAAATCATACAAAAGGAATATTATTATGGCACTAACATCACCAGGCGTAGAAGTAAGCATTATTGACGAAAGCCAATACTTACCAGGCGCAACAGCATCAATCCCCTTCTTCTTGTTAGCAACAGCACAAGACAAAGCGGACCCAACATCAACTGCAACAGCGGCGGCAACGACTTCTGCAAATGCAGGTAAATTATACAGAGTCACATCTCAACGTGATCTTGTTACTTTATACGGTAACCCATTCTTTTATACAGCATCAAACGGTACTCCGTTACAAGGCTATGAATTAAACGAATATGGATTATTAGCGGCTTATTCAGCACTTGGTATCTCAAATCAAGTATTTGTATTAAGAGCAGACGTTGACTTAGCAAGTTTAGTAGGATCAACAGGTCGTCCAACTGGAGCACCAACAAACGGTTCTTTCTGGTTAAACACAACTTCTTCTACATGGGGAATCAATGAGTTTAATAGAACAACAGGTGCATTCACAACTCAAGCGCCAATCGTTATCTCTGATTCTACATTAGTATCAATCGGTACTCCTCTACAATCAGTAGGAAGCATCGGTGACTATGCAGTAGTTGCAATACCTAATTACAGAGATCCTAACAATTCTCAGGCACCAACATACTGGTACAAGAATCGTTCTAACCAATGGGTTGGTCTAGAAACTGTAGATTGGATGAAATCATGGCCAACTATTACAGCACCTACATCTAATCCTACGTTAACACAAGGTGACACTATAGACTTAATTGTCAATAGTACTAACCTAGTTACTTTAACAGTATCGGCAGCACCGAATAACACTATCGGTCAGTTAGCGGCAGACATTAACGCATTAGGTTGGGATTATATCTCAGCAGGTGTAGTTGATAACAAATTAGAAATTTATTCAAATCAAACAGGCGGAGATCAAGGATCACCTGAAACACCATTCTTTATTAGATTGAATAATGGTACAGGTACAATCTTCACAGACTTAGGTTTCACAGGAACACAAACTACAGGATTTCAACCAAGAACATTTTACGGAACATCTGCTCAACAGCCATTATGGCAACAAGGTCAGAATCAACCAGCACCGACTGGCTCTGTATGGGTTAAGGTTGACGGAACAGGCTTACAGCCAGTAGTTTCTGAATATGATTCAACATCAGCATCTTATACTGCTAAAACACCAACTTTTGCAACTTCTGATTGGGCACAAATCTATTCAGCAGATTCAACAGGTGGACAAGCAATCCCAGCTGGTACTGTGTATGCACAGTATTCATACAATGGTGAATATGATGCGGCTCCAGTCTATTACTACTATAGAGTAGCAACAGGCGCAACAGTAGTCAATGGTACAAATACTGCACCAGACTTTACTTCAGGCCCATATGTAGCATTCGTTCAAATCTCAACACCAGGATCACAAACATTAAGTTCATCATATGTTCTTAACTTAGCAGATGCGACAGATGCATCTGACTTTGTGACTGCTTGGTCAGCATCCAACATTCCTTACACTCAAGCAAGTGTTAACGATGATGGTTCAATACAATTACAACACACATCAGGTGGAGTTATCGTATTAAATGACTACAGTAATACAACAGGTGTTTCTTCTGGTTTATTCTCAGAAGCAGGATTTACAACATCAACAGTAGGTTGTAAGAACGGACCATTCAATACTAGTTCTAATCTTCAGCCAACTCAATCTTCAACAACAGGATCAGGTACTGCGTTACAAATTTCAGTAACTAATGACTATGGTTATTATGACTTTGACCCTGATGCAGTAGTAAACGGTGGTAGTGGACATGCAGTAGGTGACGTAGTTACTTTCTTAGGTACAGATTTAGGTGGTGCTTCACCAGCAAATGACTTAACAGTAGTTGTTACTAGTGTGACAGTAGGTGTTGTTACATCTTACACATTAGCAGGTGGACAAGGTGCTAATGCATTCACTACTCAGTTATCAAACTGGAGAGAGTTCTCATTAACAACAACAGGCGCAGATTCATTGACAGCAAATGAAGGTGCACCGACAGCAATACCAACTAACTTTACTAACTGGTACTATTCTTCAACTGATCAAGTAGACATTATGATCAACTATGACGGTGGTTGGAAAGGTTATAAATCACAAGGTTATGATTCTAACGGATTACCTAGCCCGTCAGTCGTAAATGCAACTGATCCAGCAGGACCTTTAGTGTCTGCTAGTGAGCCAACAATTCAAAGTGATGGTACAGCATTAGAATACGGTGATCTTTGGTTAGATACTTCAGACTTAGAGAACTATCCATTACTATACAGATGGCAGTCAGTTCCAGCAGTAGGTGGCGGAAGTGCTACTGATAAGTGGGTCTTAATCGACAACACAGATCAAACTTCACCACAAGGTATCTTATTTAAAGATGCACGTTGGGCAACTAACGGCACAACTAACCCAGCAAATGACCCGATTCCAACAATCAAGTCATTATTAGCAAGTGATTACTTAGATGTAGATGCTCCTTTATCAGCAAATTACCCACAAGGTATGTTGATTTGGAATACAAGACGTTCTTCATACAATGTTAAACAGTATCGTATAAACTACTTCAACAGTGATAGATTCCCGTCTGCTTCTTTACCAACACAGAAAGATGCGTGGGTATCTGCTTCAGGAGATCAGTCAAACGGAGCAATGTTTGCAGGTCGTAAAGCACAAAGAGCAATGGTAACTAAAGCATTACGTTCAGCGGTTGACACTAACGTTGCAATTAGAGATGAAGATAACTTCTTCAACTTACAAGCAACTCCAGGTTATCCTGAACTACAGCCTAACATGGTAGCATTGAACTCTGATAGAGGTGAAACTTCTTACATCGTTGGTGATACACCAATGAGACTGAAAGATGATGCAACTGAAATTCAGGACTGGGCTACTAACGCGGCAGGTGCAGTAACAACAGGTGAAGATGGACTTGTAACTAGAAATACTTACATGGGTCTATTCTATCCATCAGGTATCACTAGTGATCTATCAGGTAACTTAGTTGCTGTCCCATCATCACACATGATGACAAGAACTATGTTGCGTAATGACAATATTGCTTATCCTTGGTTAGCACCAGCAGGTACTAGACGTGGTATAATCGATAATGCTACAAGCATTGGTTACATTGATGCAGAAGGCGAATTCAACTCAATCAGAACACGTATTGGTATTAGAGATGTGTTATACACTAACTTTATTAACCCAATGGTATTCTTCACAGGTAACGGATTATTGAACTATGGTAACAAAACTTCATACAATTCATCATCTGCGTTAGATAGAGTGAACGTAGCAAGATTAGTTGCTTACATACGTAGACAATTAATATTAGCCGCGAGACCATTTGTCTTTGAACCTAATGACCCTCAAACAAGAAAGTCTATTAAAGCAGTAGTAGAAACATTGTTCCAGGATCTAGTTTCAAAACGAGGATTATATGACTACTCAGTAGTTTGTGATGATTCTAACAACACTCCAGCAAGAATTGATCGTAATGAACTTTGGATTGACATAGCAGTAGAGCCCGTGAAAGCCGCTGAGTTCATCTATGTTCCGGTCAGAATATTCAACACTGGTGAGTTATCAGGATCGTAAAAAAGATATACAAAGAGGCTTCGGCCTCTTTGAATTAAAAAGATAAATATATATTAGATATATTAAAATAGGAGATTAACAATGGCAACAGCCTCAGATACATTAGCAAAACTTTCGGTTCAACCAGAGGGCGGTGCTAACCAAAACTTGTTGATGCCAAAACTTCAATATAGATTCCGTGTGAACTTTATTAATTTTGGTTTTGACGATGATTCTTCACTTATTCTTACTAGACAAGTAGTAGACTGTGCGAGACCACAAGTTCAGTTTGACGAAATCACAATGAACGTGTACAACTCACGTGTCTATCTTGCTGGTAAACACACATGGCAAACACTTGCTATCAACGTCAGAGATGATGCTTCTGGTAACGTATCAAAAGCAGTTGGTGCACAGTTACAACGTCAATTAGATTTCTATGAGCAGTCTTCAGCGGCAGCAGGTGGAGATTATAAATTTGAAACAGAAATTCAAATCTTAGACGGTGGTAACGGTATCAATACACCAACAGTGTTAGAAAACTGGTCATTAGCAGGTTGTTTCTTACAACAAGCAAACTATCAGACTCTAAACTATGGTACATCTGATGCAGTGACTATTGCTATGACTCTACGTTATGATAACGCAGTCCAGACAAATGCTGGCGGAGATATCAACGGCGTTCCGGGTGCAGGTGTTGGACAGTCTGGTCTACAGACTTTCCCAAGTGCAGTTGGTACTGCTACGTAAGTAACAGAATTAGTTTATATAAGAAAACTGGTTTCGGCCAGTTTTTTTATGGGTTTATAGGTTAGATAAATACTCTTATAGGAGAAAGATAATATGGGTTCAGGTTTTGTTGGAGATATCGTAGATGATGTAAAGAATAATATTCTTGACCAGTTAACCGGTCGAGTATATCTACGTGACTATACTCATGCGGCTAAGAACTTCTTACCCGGTAACATGGGTAATGCTGGTAAAGTCAAATTTACTTTTCATACTTGGTTTCAAATTAATCCAACAGCATACTCTCCACCAACAGGATCAAACATAGGACTGTTAGTAAAATCAGTCAAACTACCTACTTTCAATATGGAAGTGCAAGAGTTAAATCAATACAATAGAAAACGTTTGATTCAATCAAAAATTAAATATCAACCTATCGATATTACATTCCATGATGACAATGCATCACAAGTTACTGCATTGTGGGACGCATACTATAGATATAACTTTGCAGATGCGTGGAATCCTATTGTTGCACCGTTTGCAAATGCAACACAAGAAAAAGATTATAACAGACGTAACATATATGATCCAACAATAACCGGTGATACTGAGTATGGTTATAGGGGTGATGCACGTGGTCAAGGTGGAACTAGAGCAGACGGTGGAGAAAAAGTCCCTTTCTTTAATAACATTACAATATACGGTATGTGGGCGGGCCAATATATAGCATACACATTAATCAATCCTATAATTACTACAATGGACCACGACACATATGATTATGCAGACGGTGGTGGCACTATGCAAAATAGAATGACTATTAATTATGAAACTGTAATATACAATTCAGGTGAAATAGGTGATATAGGTCCCGATAGTGAAGGGTCAGAAGAAGTAGCAGGCTTTGCTGGACCAGATAGTTATGATCGCAGAGAAAGCCCACTGTTACAAGGTGGAAGTAGTCCTAGTGATATCTTTGGGAGGGTGAGCAGTCTCGGTGGAGATGATTCATTGTTAGAAAAAGCAAGAACTGTGGGACAACTATACGACGGTGGTTTAGATAGTGTTGTTGACAGTGCAAAGAAAGCAGTTGGAGAGGGAATCAAAGATGCCGCATTAGCCGCACTTGGATTAGGCGGGGATACTAATACCCCTACTAATGCTTCATCTCCGGCAATGGTAAATATTTCTAACCAAGGTGCTCCTACTGGTACTCAGGCTAATCCAATACCGGCAGGTGCTCCGCCTAATGCAGGTTCGCAGACTGGCGTTTCAGGTGCCGCAGACAGAGCGGCAGATGCATTTAGATCAGCATTAGGATTCTAATATGGCATTACAAATAACAGAAAGAGAGAACACATTAGAAATCTTTGATACATTTTATAGTGTACCATTGAAAGTCAGTGCAGGTGATTGGGACTCAGTGTATTCTTATTTCTTAGGAGTACTAAAAGGAAATCCTGAGAATGAAAGAACTAAACAAACTGCATCTCAATTTGCAACAACACTGTTTAGAATTGCACAAGAAACAGGAACAAACATTCAAATCTTTATGGATTACTTTAAAACTAATGTAGAAACAACAGTACAAGTAAACACAGAAATGGCTTTTTATCTCAATTTATTAAAGTCAAAAACAGCATTGTATGGAGTATCAAATGTTCCTACTCCTAATCAAGCAGTACAACGCAACATATTACCATAAGGGTAACTAATGCCTCGTAGAAGAAAATACGCACAGGGTATCTATACTGTAAAAAATCAACACAAGTATGTAGGCAAAGGTAAGCCAACATATCGATCTGGTTGGGAACTTACATTTATGATCTTTTGTGATACTAATGACAAAATAATTAAATGGGCAAGTGAGTCAATCGTTATTCCTTATATGCATCCTTTTAAAGGCAAACGTACTAATTATATACCAGACTTTTTCATCGTATACCAAGACAAATACGGAAGAACAAACGCAGAGTTAATAGAAATAAAACCTAAAGCAGAAAGTATTATAACAGAAAAAGTAAAAAATGCAAGACAACAAGCAGTTATTGCTATCAATCATGCTAAGTGGCATTCAGCAAAAGCATTCTGTAAAGCACAGGGTATTAAATTTAGAGTAGTTACAGAAGATGACCTTTTCTACAATGGACGTGGAAAGTAACTAAATAGATGTATGACAAAGAAACTTGAAGAATTATTTGACTTAGCATCCAGTGATGAAAATGAACTGAATGAACCTATTCCAGGCGTAGCACAAGAAGTTACTAAAGAAGCATTAACTAACTTAGAAAAGATTGAAACTGCTTTACCTACAGTTAGAGGATTAGAAGCATCTGATAGAGAAATGGATGAACTAAGTAAGAAAGCAGAAACTAGTTTCCAAGACTTAATGGACTTAGGTATGCAAGTTGATTCACGTTTTAGTGGAGATATTTTTAGTGTTGCTAGTAACATGTTAAATCATGCGATCACAGCCAAGACTGCAAAGTTAAATAAAAAATTAAAAATGATCGACTTACAATTAAAGAAAGCAACACTAGATCAACGTCAAGCAAAGGCTGATGAAAAGATCGATAATATTCCTCTAGGCGAAGGACAAAACTTAGATCGCAATGAATTACTGCGAGTTTTATCTGCAAAAAACTCAGAGGAATGATAAATATATTATACGGGAACTATACAATATGAAAAGTTTAAAACATTACATTGCAGAATCAGTCCATACTTATGATTGCACAATCAAAATTGCTGGTGACTGCGACAAAAATTTCTTAGAGTTATTTAAACATAACTTAAACAAGTTTGAGCCTAAAGAAATCAAGGGCCCAACAACTACACCGATTATGAAATCACCATATGGTTTCCCTAATCTTTCAAATGAACAAGTACACATATTCAAGTGTCAGTTTGCATATCCCGTAACAGAACCAATGATTCAACAACTAGCACAATTGCTAGGTCATAACATTAACTATGTAAGAATGGTTAACACAGCATTCGATGACAGTATAGATAACGAAATGGTTGGTTATGAAAATGAAATGGAAGATACTCCTTTATTGCAACATGAAGAAATGAATGACAATGGAAAAGAAGCCAGTGAAGCATACGGTGATAAGTATTTAAAGAGTATTCATGACCACGCAGAACACAAGAACGTAGGTAAAGTAGGTTTACCTGCTGACCAAAAGAATACTAAAGATTCATTTGATCCTTGGAAGCCATGGACAGATGATACTATTAAAGGTGATAAGAGTCCAATGACTAATGTTAAAAGAGGACCTAAACCTGAAACATCAGCAGGGTACTAAGGATTACATAATGGATTTTAAAGACATTTTAACACAACTTGACAACATGAAAGGTGATGAAAAGAAACCTGTTGTCGAAAAAGAAATTAAAAGACCAGCAAACATGTTGACTGAATCGACTGAAATTGTTGAGCCAGTCTCAAATGAATTAAAACTTCCCTCATTAAAGAATGTCTTTGAAGAACTATCATTAGAACCAGCAAAGCCTGGTGCACAAGAAATTCATAAAGATGGCGAACCAATCGGTTCTGTATCTAATTCAGGACTTGCTAATCAAATGTCACAAGCAATTGACAAGGGCGAATTAACTATCGGTCAAGAAATGCAAGAAGACGAGCAACTTGACGAACTTGCTCCTTTAGCCCTATTAGGCCCAGCACTTATGACTGGTGCTAGAGTGGCTGCACCTTGGTTAGCAAGACGCGGTGCTCAAATGATGAGTGCAATGGGTAGATATGCTGGTAGGAATCCAATCAAAACTACTGCAGGCGCCGGACTAGCAGGTACAGAACAAGGTAGAGAATTCGCAGGCAATGTTAAAGATGGCGCAGTAGCCGCAGTTGACGGAGTTAACGCAACATTTGGTGCAGCCAATGCTATGATTGACTCAGGTAAGCATATGTTTGATGCAGGGTCTGCAAAAATTGCACAATTAGGCGATAATGCCGGTGGCATGATTAGAAATGCAATTGGTGACGCCGCATTCGATACAGTTAAAAGAACAGCATCACAATATGGTCTTCCTATATTAGCCGCAGTAGCATTACTATATGGTGGAAAAAAAGTCTTAGACAAAGTAATGGATGATGACAAGGAAGAAACAATCAAAGAAGCAAAAGATTGGATTGCTGGTGCAACTAAAAATAAAGGTGCATTTACTAAAAAAGCAAAAAGTCATGGAATGACTACTAAAGCATTCGCAAAAAAAGTATTAGCAAACAAAGACGACTTTCCAGCAAAAACAGAAAAACAAGCAAACTTAGCCAAAACATTAGGTAAGTTTGATGAAACTGATACTCCACCAGAATCATCTTTAGATTTAACATCACCTATATCAGGTGGTAACATGAGAGAAAGTGATGGGTCAGGTTCATACGGTGGACAATCTCCACTTTCATATGATACACAACGTTCATCAAAGATGAAAGAAGGCGCAAACATGGCCGCTCAATACGGGCCAGATGACGGATCACACAACTCATCAAATGATGAGAAAGGTAATGCCGCGGCGAACGCCGCTTTGGCAGCCAATGATGCTGATACATCTCAACTTGTAACAGAAAAACCAAAAGGTAAAGTAAGCAAATCTAGTAAACTACCTAGTATTTCAAAAGTGAAATCTATGTGTAACGAAGGTTTGTCTACATCACAAATACAACAACTGCACCCTAAGTGCAACAAAGAAGAACTTACTATTATGATTAAAAATACTAAAACAAACTTAAAAGAAGGCGCAGAACACATTCTGAAAGCCGCGAAGCACATGGGTAAATCTCATGGTTTATGTAAAGGATCTTATGCATGTCCACATGATGCAGGTTCTGAAGGTGCGAGAGCATACCACGAAGGTTACAAACATGGCCTTGACGAAGCATGTGGCATGGGAATCAAAAATGAACCAATCGCAGGTATGGAAGAAGGCGTATTAGGTGGAGTCGGTGGTGCAATTGCAGGATCTAAATTAGGCGGCATGGCAGGCACAGCAATCGGTGGTTCAATCGGTGGTGTCCCAGGAGCAACTATAGGTAAGGCAGCAGGTGCGGCATTAGGTGGAATCGCAGGTGATAAAATGACAGGCGACGGCATCTTTGAAGAACCAGCAGATGAAGTTGTAGATACTATGGCATCATACGGTGCAATGGACGAAGCCGAAGTCGAAGAAGGCGTAGCCGGAGCATTAGCAGGTGGAGTATTAGGTGCAAAAGCAGGCTTTTTACCTAGCATAGCAGGTACTGTATCAGGAGCATATCTAGGTCATAAAGCACAACAAGCCGCAGATAATAATGAATCCATTGAAGAAGCAGGAGACGACGGTACATATGACAAGTATGATTGGGACGCAGAAACAGTTGCTAAGAAAGGCATCGATGAAGATGAAATGGACGAAGGCAACGCATTCTCAGGCGCTATGGCAAAAGTAGGTAAAGGAGACAAGTTCTCAGTACCCGGCTCTGATAAAGAATATACAAAGACATCAGAAGCCGCAGAATTAGAAGAAGATGCATGGACATTTGAGTCTTTTGATAAAGCATTACAATCACATTTAGTTGAAGGTAAAGAGTCAACTAAAGAAAAACTTGATGAAGGCTATACAATGTCTATTACATCAGGTGAAGAAAATCAACCAGACAGAGTTAGTGTTAATGCAACAGATGCAGAAGCAGACAAGTTAATCAAGTTTGTTAAAGACGTAGGCTTAGGGCAGTACGGAGATGCAGAAGTTGTAGATATAGAACAACCTGAAGTAGGAGACGTATCATTCTATGGTAGTCCTGAAGTAGAAGTTGAGCCTAATGGTTCACACGATGACATGCTCAAGTTAATGGGTATTGTAGACGTAGACGGTGACTATGAAGATGAAGTAGAAGCACCTGGTACTGACATTGATGTACAAGTAGATGATGCGGCATGTGAATCATGTGGCGACCAACACAACATGGAAGAAGGTTGTGGAGATTCTATGAAAGAAGAATCAGATGCAGAAATGGACGACCATGCTGAAAGAGCAGGTAAAGAAGTTGCACATGATGCACATTATGACGGTCGTAGACATTCAGGCAGAGATGGAGAAGATGTCACTAAAGATTTAGAATATGATGACTACAAAGATAAGCATCACATGGAAGAAGATCAAGGCTATGATGACAAAGAAGATGAGTCATTAGGCATGAGAACTGGTAAAGAGTCAGGTAAGCATCAATCTATGAAAGACCGTAGAGATGATTCATATGGCAAGTTCGGCAAACGTGACGAAGAACACAGAGAAATCTCTAAAGAAGGACAAGGCTATGATGACAAAGAAGATGAGTCATTAGGCATGAGAACTGGAAAAGAATCAGATCACAAACAATCAGACAAAGCACGTAGAGATGACTCTTATGGTAAATTTGGTAAGAGAGATTCAGAGCATAGAGAAAAATCATTAGAAGAAACTCTTTCACAGTTAGATGAACTTGCTCAGTTAGATGAAAAGCAAGGCTATGATGACAAAGAAGACGAACAACTCGGTATGAAAGACGGCAAAGAATCTGATAAGAAACAATCAATGAAAGATCGCCGTGATGATTCACGTGGCAAGTTCGGTAAGAGAGATAAAGAAGACGGCAACAAACCTCATTCTTTAGAAGAAAATCTTAGAACTTTAGACTTACTAGCAGAAGTAGGCGCAGAAACTTCAGAAGTCCCTACTCAGCCGTTAACACAACATGATGATGAGAGACTATTAACTAAAGAAGGCGCAGAGGATGCTCCTAAGGACTCAGTAAACGACGGTGAGAACGAAGAAATCACTGAAACACAAACTGATGATCAAAGAGAGTTTACAGTAGCAGAAGATGATGACTTAGAAGAAGGTAAAATACCCGCAGGTCTTAAAGCATACCAAGATAAAAAGAAAGGTAAGAAAGACGATTCTGAGAAAGATGTTGATGAAGCATGTGGAGATATGAAAGAAGAAAAACTTGACGAATGGGCTAACGATGCAGGTAAAATCGGCACTGAAACTTCATTTGAACAAGACATCGACTTTATGACTAAAGTAATCTCTGGTGGACTTAACAAGCAGAAATCAACAGGTCAAACTACTATCCCAGTTATAGCAGGTCAAAATGATCGTATGGGATATAATGGTGCTGACGTAGTTAAAGAAGGTTCTGTAATGTCACATGATGGTCTAGCAGGCTTAATGACTAAATTAGATAGTCTTAAATAATTAAAACAAAACGTTGTACCCCGTTTAAATACCCGGCTTAGTCGGGTATTTTTTTATCTACACATTAACAAAGAAGATTGATAAATACTAATATTAGGAAAGAATTGCTATGGCACAAAGAAATATTGACTTCGGAGCATTCCCTGACGATCCAGATGCAGATGCAATACGATCGGCATTTGAGAAAGTTCAGTTAAATTTTACAGAAGTATTTGCAGGACTAGGCGATCAAGCAGTAGTCTCAGTTAACAAAACACCGGGACCGGGTATCTTCTCTGTTAACGGTTCCCCAGTTGGAAACGTTGTACTAGGTGCTAACATTGCTTGTGTTCAATTTTCATCAACAACATTATCATTAGGACGTTCCCCAGGAACAGGACCAGGATCTGCAACGATCACTGATTCAACTCAAACATTATATGTTGATTTACCAAACACAATAGCCAATGTTACTGATGTCGTAGTATCAAATAGTGTACAAGGTAATGCAGTCATCGGTAATCTATCCGGAGACTTCGGATACGTATTAGCAAATACAACATCTGGTAATGGTAACATTATAGGTAATAACGTATCATTGACTGGTGGACTATCAGCAACAGGTAACATTACAGGTGGAAACTTAGATTTAACATCAGGTACTATATCAGTAGGAACTATAGAAGCAACAACTGCTATCTATGCTAACACAGGAATTGTTCAAGGTCAAACATTATCTGGACCTTTAACAACAGGAACACAACCAAACATTACATCAGTAGGAACATTAACAGGATTAAATGTAGCATCAACAGTAACTGCTGTAGCATTCACCGCAAACACAGGTTTATTCTCTGGTGATGGTGGTGGATTATCAAATGTCGTAGGCGCAAATGTAACTGGTGAAGTTACTAACTCTGCAACAGCAAACGCAGTTGCCGGTGCTAATGTCTCTGGAGAAGTTACAAACGCCGCTACTGCTAATGCAGTCGCAGGTAGTAATGTAAGTGGTGCAGTATCATTCGCAACAACCGCTAACGCAGTAGCCGGAGCAAATGTCTCAGGTGAAGTCACAAATGCCGCAACAGCAAATAGTGTTGCTGGCGCTAACGTCTCAGGCGCAGTAAGTTTTGCAACTACTGCTAATGCAGTAGCAGGCGCTAATGTAAGTGGAGAAGTACCATTTGCACAAGTAGCAAATGCAGTTGCAGGTGCAAACGTAACTGGTCAAGTTAGTTTTGCAGGCACAGCCAATAGTGTTGCAGGAAGCAACGTATCAGGTGTTGTAGCAAATGCTACACATGCAACATCATCAGACTCAGCAAATGCTGTAGCAGGTGCTAATGTTTCAGGAGAAGTCGGATTCTCAGCAGTTGCTAACTCAGTTGCTGGAGCAAACGTTTCAGGTCAAGTAGGATTTGCAGGAGTTGCAAACTCTGTTGCTGGTGCTAATGTAAGCGGAGAAGTAACATTTGCCGCAACAGCAAATGCTGTAGCAGGTGCTAACGTAAGTGGTACTGTAGCAAACGCAACATACGCAGATACATCAGGTACAGTAGAAACTGCCGCACAACCAAACATTACTTCAACAGGTACATTAACTTCATTAAATGTTTCAGGCAACGTTGATGCTGGTAACGTAACAACAACTGGTATATTTACTGGTGATGGTAGTGGATTAACAAATATATCTGTATCAGCAGGTTCTTCTATTGTAAACGGCACAAGTAATGCAACAGTAGATACTAACGGACCCTTCAGAGTATCGTCTGGTGGAACAGCAAACATACTATCAGTTAAGAATACAGGAACATCTGTAGAAGTAACAGGCACAATGTCTGTATCAGGTGGATTCGATAATAACATCGATTTCAATAGTACTTCTAACTTAGGACCAGTAAGTAATGTAACAGTTACTGGTGGTGTTAGCGGAGCATTTTTACAAACAGATGGCGCAGGTGTATTATCATGGAACACTGGAACTCTAGTACCAGCACAAGGTACAGATACACAAGTTATATTCAATGACGGTGGAACTACATATGCTGGTAACACTGGATTTGTATTCAATAAGACAACAGGTAATTTAGATGTACCTGGCAACATATCGTCAGGTGGAAAAGTATCTGGCACAACAATAGGCGGAAGTTTAGTAACTAACGCACAACCAAACATTACTAGTGTTGGTACATTATCATCACTAATTTTAAGTGGAACTTTAAACACTAATTCAGACCTTATTACTAACGCAGGTAATATTGAAATATCAGCAGGAACAGGATCATTTAAAGGTTCTGGTGCTGGATTAACTAATATCCCTGGAGCAAATGTTAGTGAAGTTCCTTTAGCAACATTAGCAACTACTGCCACTACTGCTAACGCAGTCGCAGGTGCTAACGTCTCAGGTGCAGTATCATTCGCAACAACAGCAAATGCTGTAGCAGGTGCTAATGTATCTGGTGAAGTAGACTTTGCGGCAACTGCTAACTCAGTTGATGGTGCAAATGTAAGTGGATCAGTATCAACGGCAAGTGTTGCCGGTACTGTATCAACAGCCGCACAACCAAACATCACTAGTGTCGGTACGTTGTCATCATTATCAGTTACTGGTAATGTGTCTGCAGGGAATGTATCAGGCACAGGTGGTGTCTTTACATATGTAACTGGAGACGGAGCAAACTTAACATCTGTTCCTGGACAACAAGTTACAGGTGAAGTTGATTTTGCTCAAGTAGCAAACTCAGTAGCAGGTGCGAATGTAAGTGGAACAGTTGCTTTAGCAACATCAGCCACTTCAGCAACTACATCAGGAACTGTCACTACTTCAGCACAACCAAACATTACATCAGTAGGCACATTAACAGTGTTAGGTGTAAACGGCATTGTAACAGCACAATCATTTACAGCAAATACAGGGTTATTTAATGGAGACGGTGGTGGATTATCAAATGTTGCGGCAGCCAACATTTCAGGTACTGTAGCAAATGCAACATATGCAACATCAGCAGGTAGTTCAGCACTAGCATTAGATATTACAGGTGCAACACAACCAAACATAACAGCAGTTGGTACATTAACTAACTTAACAGTGTCTGGTAATATAACTAACCAGACTCACATTATTAAAGACGTAACAACAGCAACAGCAGGCGGTTCTGATCAAGGTGGTGCAACACAATTAAGTGGTGCAGACATATTCTCAGTAACAACACCTAGTAATAATAACGGTGTTAAACTAATGTCAGCAGTTGCAGGATTATGTATATATGTTAAAAACTTAGATCCAACAGATACATTAAAAGTGTATCCATCAGCAAGTGATGTCATCGATGGCAATGGGGTTAACGGTGCAATGGATATCGGTCCCGGTGGACAAATTCAATTCGTAGCACATAGTTCATCACAATGGTATAGTGTTGGCGCAACATATGCATAATGTTTTGCCTCTTTAAGAAGGATAAGAAACAGATGAAGTTATCAAAGAATTTTACATTAACAGAGTTTGAAAAAAGTCAAACTGCAATACGTCAAGGCTTAGACAACTCTATGCCCGAAGAGCATTTAGAAAATGCAAAAGCATTATGTGAAAACGTATTACAAAAAGTCAGAGATCACTTTGGACCTGTCATTATTAATAGTGGATATCGTGGGTCCGCTCTTAATTCAGCAGTAGGTGGAAGTGCTAAGTCACAACATTGTAAAGGACAAGCCGCAGATATAGAAATACATGGCGTGTCTAATTTTGATCTTGCTAAATGGATTGAAAAGAATACTGATTTTGATCAAGTAATCTTAGAATTCTATACACCGGGTATACCAGACTCAGGTTGGGTACATGTAACTTACAACATAGCCGGCAATAGAGGCAAATCATTAACTGCTAGTAAAGTTGATGGCAGAACTCATTACTCACTAGGTCTTATCAAATGAGCAATCATCCTAATTGGGTTACTCCAGCCGGAAGTATAGGCGCATTCCCGTCACAAGTTCCGATGTCTTTTACATTTGAAGCAACTCCAGAACTACCTGCAACTTCAATTGCTTATTCAGTATTAAGTGGCACAATACCAACTGGATTATCTTTAAATAGTGAAACAGGTATCTTATCAGGTACACCGGGAGTTGTTGGTGAAGATACTACATACAATTTTGCTATAAGAGCAACAGATGATTTTACAGGTGATGCTCAACAGATAGCAGACAGAACGTTTAGTACGATTATAAGTGGTGTTGCTACTCCTACTTTTACTACCCCAACAGGAACAATTTTAAATTCAAATGATAGTGTATGGCGAGAACTACAAATAACATACACAAATCCAGTACCTACTAATCCAATAACGATTAGACGAGTACAAGGGCAATTGCCACCTGGACTAGAAATTAATGAATTAGGATTAATTAGAGGTTATCCAGAAGCACCTGTCATTAGTATTAATTATGTTGCTGTAAACACATCAGCACTTGCTATATCATCTAGTGTTTTGACAGTGTTGAGTACAACAGGGTTTGTTAAAGAAAGACCTATTATCTTTACTGGTGCACTCTATGGTGGACTCGTAGCAAACAGAACATATTTTATCAAAGATATTATAGATGCAACAACGTTTACAATATCAGGCGCACGTGGTGGTACACAAGAAATTTTAGTCGATGGTGCTGGAACATTCGGAGCATCATTACCACAAATTCAAACAGGTGAACCTACTGTACAAACATACTCATTTACTTTAGAATTATCATCACCATTAGGAAATGCATTAGAATCATATAACATTGTTATTGCTAATCAGAATGCACCGATCAGTGCAGGTGGCCCTGGCTTCCCGGGCAATAGCAGAATACCTAGTATTTTAAACACAAGACCTGCAACATTCGATGTTGCGGCAAATGATCCAACTAACTATGGTTATTATACATTCCCTAATGATGATCCAAATACTACATATCTTCCTAGTGCAGAAGCAAACATCGGTACATTTAAAAGTGGAGAATACTTTTCATGGAGAATGTTAGGTAAAGACTTTGACGGAAATGCATTAGAGTATCAATATACTGATTTACCCTTAGGACTAGTAGGGGATTCAGTAACAGGATGGATCACAGGAACGCCTACAATCGCCGCTGACAGCATTTCAAACTATACGTTTAGTGTTAACGTAAGAAAAGCAAGTTTTACATCTATACAAAGTTCTGTATTTAGATTTAAATTGACAGTAGCAAATGACATATTAGGAACAGTTACATGGGTAACACCTAGTGATCTAGGCAAAATGAACAACAGTGAAACATCTATCTTAGCAGTTAGTGCAACTAGTGATGTTGAATTAAGTTACAGAGTTACATCTGGAACACTACCTCCTAACTTGCAGGTATTAGATAACGGTGAAATATCAGGCACAGTTGCATATCAACCTAATGATACGTTTACAAACCCAGATTCTGAAACTGACTTTACATTTACAATTGAAGCATACTCAGAACTTTATCCTGTAATACAGGCTAGTAGAACATTCTCATTGACTATTGTACAAGAGTTTAATCAACCTACTGATACATTATATATTAAATGTGTGCCTAGTGTTGCAGATAGAAATGTTATACAAGGATTACTTACAAACACAACACTTATCCCCACAGCAGATTTATATAGACCTGAAGATGTTAACTTTGGTAAAGCAAGTAACATTACATATGAACACGCATATGGTATATATGCAAGTGACTTTGAAGAATATGTTGCGGCTATTGACAAAAATCACTATTGGAGATATATTACATTAGGTGAATTAAAAACAGCAGTTGCAAAGAACAATAAAGGTGAAATTGTATATGAAGTCGTTTATTCTGAAGTACAAGACAATCTACTTAATCCTAAAGGAAAAAGTATCAGTGAAGAAATAATATGGCCAAGAAATATACCATTGAATAAAGGACCTTGGTACACAAGTGTTACTGATATCTATGCAAGTTACATCAATACTACCCCTGAGGGGCAACAGATCCAAACACAAGAGACGTTTGAAGATCAATTAGTGATATCAGAAGATGGATTAAACTTATTAACAGAAACAAGTCAACCTACATACTATACAAGTTTAACACCTGGGTATGCAAGAAACTTGTTCCCTAACTCATTGCCAAATATGAGAAACAGAACAGGCGAAAACTTAGGCCAAGAGTTTGACTTTAGATTGTTACCAGATTGGATGACTAGTCAACAAGCAAACGGTTCAACATTAGGATATACTCCTGCTTGGGTCATTGCATACTGTAAGCCAGGAACTGCTGATACAATTAAAAACAATATTGAAACATTATGGGTAGATCCTTTAGGAAGACCATATACACTAAACACAATTAACTTCCAGTTAGATAGAATTACAGTAGATAAATCAATTACATTTGACTTTGATAATAACACTACTCCTCCTGCATGGACAGGACTACCTAGTGCAAGTCCAGAACCTAATCCTATCGATTCTAAAGATTTTCATGTCTTATTTCCTAGACGTACTATCTTACCAGACGAAGGAAATGTATCTGGGTAATTTGAGTTGATAAATAGTATATTGAGAGATTAAATAAATTATGAGTACAATTAATACAAACGGAATAGACGGAAATTATCCTACCCCGGGACAGAATAACAGTTCTCAAGGGTTCAGAGATAATTTTACATCTATCAAAACCAATTTAAATACTGCCGGTACTGAGATTACAGAACTGCAGGATAAGGCTGTACTTAAACAGGCTCTAAACAATATTACATTAGATAATAACATGGCTAATACTTTAATTAGTAATGCCGCTATTAGAACGTTTCGTAATACTACATATAATTTAGGTAATAACGTATCAGGTACAGTCGTTGTTGATTGTACATTAGGTGACGTACAGTTTGCTACTATTACAGGCAACACTACATTTCAATTTGCAGGTTGGTCACCAACTAATACGAAACATACAATTACTTTAGACTTAACAGTTGCAAATACAGAAGCATTTTTAATCTTCCCATCAGAAGTTGTTGAAAGTGGAGACATTTTAGAAAACAACACAACTGTCGGTGGCAACTTAGCAATTGCTAAGGCTCCGCATGATGTAACTAATTTAGTCTACGATTTTTCTACAGTTGATTGTGGTAATACAATCTTAGTAGAACCAGTTAACAGAAGTTATCAAATATCACAAGTCGAAGTTAGAGATGCAATTACTCCTACAGGTTATGTAGGTGACAGAAACGGTGATATCGCAGTTGCTAAAGTTATTGAACCACAAACTGTTACAGAAACACAAGCAACAGGTGATTTGATGATCACAGATAATACAACAGGATTCTATATTGGTATGCCTGTTGAGTTTACAAGTCAAAATGGTAATACAGTCTTTGGTGGAGTATCTTCGGGTACAGATTATTTCGTAACATCTGTAACACTTGATACTAATTTTTCAGTCAGTGCAACACTAGGTGGTGCCAATGTTACTTTAACAGATGTGACAAGCACAATGCAAGTATCTCCAGTACAATATATCTATCATGCTACTGGAACGTATGACAGTACAGCAACTACTGCTAACGTACAAGCAACTACTACTACAGCAGATCAAATTGAGTTCACAGCAACAGTACCTAACATCGCATCATATGGGTTAAATCAACCTATTGTATTTACTGGTAACGAGTCAGAATTATCTGCAGGTGGACTTGAAGCAAATACTACTTACTATGTTGGTACTATTGATACCAGTGGTGCAAACACGAAGATATCAGTTAGTCGATCACGTACAAACGGTGTAGCAGATGCTAATGTAACATTAACAACGAGCAGTACTTATACTGCAACATTAGCAACTATCTATACTCAAGGACATGATATCTGGAAAAGAGTCAAACTAGATTCATTTTAAGAGGTAGGCTATGTCAGGCATGCATCATCCATTTATAAGTGATCTTTCAGACAAGAGTATCGAAGATTTACAAGAAGCAATATCTGATCTTACTCAAAAAATTACGTTTGCACACCGCACACAGAATCAACCTATGATTCATCAACTAGACATGATTATGAATAGTTACAAAGACGAACAAAAGAAAAAACTAGATAAATTGTTTGCTGAAAAAGACATCGGCGACAGTATACATGTAGATAGGAAATAGTATGAGCACCAGAATCGAAAGAGATTTAGGCTTTGCTACTGCAATACATTTTTCAGATACTTTTATACTTAATGAATACCTTATGACTCTTTCTATGTTAGTAGAGACAGAAGACATTACAGAACAGAACATTGCTTTAGAACGTCTTTTACATTTCGTTGGATATGTACTAAACAATTGTATCTTTATTAATCAAACCGATACTAAAGCAAGTAAAAAATACAAAGAAGCAGGCATCAGAGTTTGTGAACTACCAGATGATCCATTCGATCAA